CGGGTGGTCTGGTCATAAGGCCGGTTGGTTGTGGCCCGTCTCCGCTATGACGCGGTTTACGTTGATCGAATGAGCCTCTCCGCGCTCGCATCGGCCGCGCACGTCCTCGGGCAGCGGGCGCACGCCGACCCGCTGGCGTACTACCGCCCGACGCCGCCGCAGCTTCGCTTCCTTCAGTCGACGAGCCAGATCAAGCTGTTTCGCGCCGGCAACCAGGCCGGAAAAACCTGGGCCGGCGTCGCTGACTGCATCTGGCGCTGTCTCGGCGCGCACCCGCACACGTTGGTCAAGTCGGCGCCCATCGAGGCCTGGATCGTCGTCGTGTCGTGGGAGCAGTCGCTCTCCATCCAGGGCAAGATCTGGCAGCTCTTGCCGAAGGATCAGATCGAGGGCGACTGCGAGTACACGCCGGGCAAGGGCTTCCGGGGCAAGGTGCCCATCGTCCGATTCAAGAACGGCAGCATCCTCCGCATACGAACCGTCAACCAGGGCGCGCTGGCGCTCGCGGGCGCGACGATCGACTACGTCCTGATCGACGAGCCGCCGCCTGAGGCCATCTGGTCCGAGCTCGCCGCCCGCGTCCTGCGCCAGCGGGGCCGCATCGCGATCACGCTTACGCCCATCGGCCTGCCGCTTGGCTGGCTCCGCGCGCTGGTTGAGTCCGGCGAGGTGGAGGACATCCACACGCCGTTGACGGTTGAGGCCACCACGCCGATCGGCGGGCGTCCGCTCCTGCGGGCCGACGACATCGCGAAGCTCGAGGCGCAAGTCCTGCCCATGGAGCGCGCCCAGCGCATTCATGGCGAGTGGGAGGCGGGCTTTACCGAGGGCCGGGTGTTCGTGCAGTTCGACCACACGACCATGGTGCGCGACGAGGCGCCGACGGGCGAAGCACAGATCGCCATCGGCATCGACCACGGGAAGGAGTCGGGCGCGCAAACGGCGGTCATGGTGGCGGTGACGCGCTCGCGCGACAACGAGCCCCGGATCACCGTGCTCGACGTGGTGTCCAGCAACGGGATGACGACACCCGAGGATGACGCCGCGCAGATCCTGTCGATGATCAAGCGCGCCGGGCTCCGGTGGGAACAGATCGACCGCTGGGTCGGCGACCGCGCGGCCGTCAGTCGCCGAGGCGGGGCGCTCAAGTCGAACGCGCTCCTCGTTCAAGCGTTCGAGAAGTCGCTCAAGATCCCGATCGGGACGTGGCCCGCGAGGATTCATACGGCGTACAAGCCGGCCGGCTCCGTGTTCCACGGCTACCGCGTGCTCCAGGCCGCGATGTTGCGCGGCGACTTTGTCATTCACCCGCGCTGCAAGCGCCTTATAGACGACCTCGGCAAGTTCGACGGCCGGGCGGCGAGTGAGCACAAGCACACGATCGACGGGCTACGCTACGCGCTCGAGCTCGTGACGCGTCGGCAGTACCAGCCGCAGCTCCTCCGCATCGGATAGGATGACGCCATGAACGCCAGCATGACCGCTCCGATGCCGCCGGCCCCCGGCAACCCCGACGAGGCGCGCCGCGTCGAGCACACGCGACACCGATACGCCATGATGGAGGGGCGTTGGCAGCCCATCCTCGAGTCCTACATGGAGACGCAGCTGGGCAGCGTCCGGCGCGCGGCCATGGGCCTCGTGGACATCAGCTACTGCGCGCTCCGGACCACGTCCTACGAGCTCGCGACGCTCTACGACGCCGAGCCCGACGTGAAGCACAACCAGCTCGCGTCGCTCAACATCGACCGGCTTGTCGGCTCGGCGGGCTCGATCGCGCGTTCGGGCCTGTGGTCGCAGATGTCGCGGTTTCAAGCGTACACTCTCGCGTTGCGCGAAATGTGGATGCGCGCCGATGTCGAGGATGGGCGCCTCGTCTACCGGCCCGTTCCTCCGCACATGACGATGGCCGAGGCCGATCCGGCGCGGCCCAACGTGCCCACGCTCTTCGGCGAGCTCCGGCTGCGTCAGGTTGAGGCGCAGCTCCTCTGGACGTTCGAGGTGTGGGACATCCGCGACGCCAGCAACCCGACGTACCGGGTCGTCGAGGCGCTCGACGGGTGGAAGTTCGGGCGCGACCTGACGCGTCTCGTTCACGGCGCGACCTACGACGGCGCCAACTACCCGGCGAGCTGGCGCCGCGCGAACGGCACGCCGATCATCCCGGCGATCCTCTACCATGCGAGCACCTACGGCGACCGGCTCTTCGATCCGTTCGCGAACATCGAGCTTTACACCGGCTCTTTGCAACTCGGGCTGTTCTATTCGTACCTCGCTCACTGCATCCGCGACGCCAGCTACCCGCAACGCTACGCCGTCGGCGTCCGTGTCGCCGGCATGGATGCGTCGGACCTGGGGAGCCGCGCCGCGCGCTCCGAGGTGACGACGGACCCGACCACGATTCTGATGCTCGATCCCATCGCGGAGACGAGCCAGCCGATGATGGGCCAGTATCAGGCCGGCGCGGACGTGGAGAAGCTCGAGGCGGTGATCGCCGCCGTGGCGCACCGGCTCGCGACCGACGCCGGCCTCGCGCCGTCGGAGCTCCAACGCACGTCCGGCTCCGCGCGCTCGGGCTACGCCATCTCGCTGTCCCAGGAGGGCAAAAGGCAGGCACAGCGCCGGTACATCATGCAGTTTCGCGCGTCTGACGAGGCGCTCGTCGGCTTGTCGGCCATCCTCTACAACCGATGGAGCGAGGCCAACTCGGAGCCGACGAACTACCCGGAAGGCGGGTACTCCGTCATCTACCGTGAGATCCCGCTGTCGCCGCAGGAGATGGAGGCGCGACGGAAGCACGTTCTCGAGATGCTCGCCGCCGGGCTGATGTCCGAGGTCGACGCGTTGCGGTTCTTCGGCTCGCTGTCTGAACAGGACGCTATCGCCCAGCTCGCCGCGATTCGCACAATGCGGACAGAGACGCCGCCGACGCCGCCGCCGGAAGGAGGAACGACGCCAACGCCGACGGCGCCTGCCGACGACGTATCCCACGCCGAGGCCATGGCTGAAGCGGTGGACGAGCTGGTAGCGTCCGAAGAGGCCGTCGCTTTGCTCCTCGAGGCGGCGACCGGCGACCAGGCCGACACGCTACGCGACCTGCTCGCCAGCATCCGCGAGGCCCGCGGCTACCTGACGGGCGCCCCTGTCGAGGCCGCCGAGTAGTGCCGCTCGACTTGCGCCCGCCGGCCACGGTCGCCGCCGCCGCGCGTCGCGGCCTTGAGCTGCGTCGCGAGTTCGGGCGCGGGGGCACGGTCGTAGGTGTCGCGCGAGCGCGTGACTTGAGCAACCGGCGCACGCTCTCGATCGACACCGTCCGCCGCATGGCGTCGTTCCTGTCGCGTCACGCCGTCGACCTCGAGGCGCCCGCGGCGACGCCCGGACATCCCGACTACCCGAGCCCCGGCCGTATCGCGTGGCTGCTCTGGGGCGGCGACGCCGGGCGCCGATGGGCGAGCAAGATTCTAAAGCAAGAAGCTCGGCTTCAAGCCGAAACGAAGGGGTACGCATGAGCGAAGAAGTGACCACGGAAACCACGGACCAGGGCGCGGCCTCCGCGCGGATTCGCCAGCTCGTGGCGCGCGTCAAGGAACTCGAGGGGCGTGTCGGCGAGCTCGAGCCCGTCGCGGCCCAGGCCGAGAAGTACCGCGCCCAAGTCGACGAGGTCAAGGCGGCGAGCAAGGCCGAGCGGGAGGCGCTGCGCGTTGAGCGCGAGATCGCCGCCGCCGGAATCACGGACGCCGAGGGCATGGAGTACGTTCAGCACGCGTACAGCAAGCTCGCCGCCGAGGGGCGGCCTCCTCTGTCGGAGTGGCTGGCGGCCCCTGACGGGCTCCCCAAGGCGGTTCGCGCGTACCTCCCGGCCTCTACCCCTGCCGCGCCCGCGACGACGACCACGGCCGCGCCAGCGGCGCCGGTAGCGCCCTCGCCGCGCACCTCGACGGGCACGATCCCGCAAGCGCCGAGCGAGCCGCAGGCATGGAGCGCCGAGGCCATCGCGCGGCTGTCGCCCGCGGACTTCCGCGCGAACCGCGAAGCCATCATGGCGGCGCTGCGCACCGGTTGACAGATTGTCGCGGAGGACGTAGGCTGGACGTGCGGGGTTAGCGCCCCGCACGCGCTCGGGGCAAGCTCCCGTAAAAAGTGACAGGCGCGGGTACACCCTCCCATTTTTGCAGGAGGCCCCCGTGGCCAACGAAGTCTACTTCTCCGGTCTGTCCGGCAACGCCCGCGTTGCCGCCATCTTGAACCAGTTCGTAGTGACGAAGCTCACTGATACCGCTTCGTTGGTCAATCACCCCTCCATTACCCAACTTAGGTCGATGAACGGCAGCGGCTCCACCGTCGTGCAGGTGCCCGTCGTGTCCTGGGGTGCGAACGCCATGGCGTCCGTGGCCGAGAGCTCCACGGTCTCGAACACCGCGCTGACCACGACGAACGCCAACGTCACGATCGCTCGCCAGGCGCTCCGTCGCCAGATCAGCGACCTCGCCCAGCTCACCTCCGCGGGCATCGCGCTGGACGTGACGTTGGACAACATCGCGGCCGACATGGTGTTGGCGTACAACAAGCGCGTGACCGCGATGCTTGGCGATCTGGCGTCTGGCTTCTCGACCTCGGTCGGCTCCACGGGCGTTGACCTCACGGTCGCGAACTTCTACGCCGCGATTTTTCAGCTCCAGCTCAACAGCGCGGACGGCATGTTCACGGCCATCCTGCACCCGCAGCAGATCAACGACCTCATCTCCTCGCTGCGCTCCGAGACCGGCCCCGGCCAGTACCTTGCGACGAGCCAGGATCAGGTCCAGGCGAAGGGCCCCGGCTTCCGCGGAAACCTGTTCGGCGTAGACGTGTTTTCCTCGGCGAACGGCATCAATACCGCCAACGCGGGCGCCGATCGCCTCGGCATGATGATCGCCCCCGGCGCGATCGGCGTGGCGACCGCGACCGCTGCCCCGATCCTCGGCGGGGCGACCATCGCGTCGCAGTCGCCCATCCTCGTAGAGATTGAGAGGGACGCCAGTTCGGGGAGTTCCATCGTTGTTGGCTCCGCATTCGTTGGCGTCGCCGAGCTGGACGACCTCCGCGGCGTCGGCATCCTCTCCGACGCCTGATCCTCTCAGACACGCACGCGCCCGCGTCGGTGGTTACCCTACCTGCGCGGGCGCATCTGAGTCTGCGACACAAAGGAGCGACGATGGCAGCGACATTTGGAACGAGTGGAACGGGACAGTTCGAGGGCCGCGCAGCGAGTCGCCCGCAGGCGATGCGCGAGCTCGTGCGGCTCGAGCCCTCTCCGACCTTCTGGTATCTGCACCATCCTGCCAAGTGGACCTATCGCGCTGGCGAGTGGCTCCCGATGCTTTCGACGCTGCGCGCTGACCCGGGCGTCGCCAACGTCGACCAGGGCGGCGACACCGCCGCCGCCGAGGTGGCCAAGCGCCGCCGGGGCTGGACGATCATTCCCTGGGACGCCGAGCCGGGCGGCTACGTCGTCGCCTACGACGGCGTCGCGGGCACGGTCCACATGTCGAAGTGGGAATTGCCCAAGGTCGTTGCCGGGCAGACGCGCATCGAGAGCGACGAGGAGGGCTATTGGGCCTTCTGCCGCCGCCTCGTGGTGAACGGATACATCGAGCTGCCCGACGCCGACTTCATCAACATCCAGATCGAGCGCCATGAGAAGAAGGTCGACGAGTGGCGCGAGAAGGCGCCGAGCTCGCCGTTCCACCGTGACGCCCTCGCCAACGAGGAGGCCCTCCTCGACGGGATGCGCGCCGCCATGGAGCGCCTCTACGCGCCGCCCGTGGTCGGCGACGACGCACCCGCCGCGCCCGCGCCCAAGCCGCGCCGAGGCCGCGCGTGAGCGAGCGCGCCGGCTACCGCGAGGCCATGGAGCGGATGACCCAGCGTCTCCGTGAGTCGGGCATGGCGAGCGACAAGGCGCGCCAGGTGGCGCAGGACACGGCGCGGAAGGCCGATCAGAAGCAAACCGACAAGGGCCGATAGGGGGCATCGATGTCGCTCGCCGAGACTGTCTACACCGCCCGATTCCGTTCGACGGAGACGATCGAGCGCGGGCGGACGCAGACGATCTCGTGCCCGACCTCTCGCGCGGGCGCGACGGCGACGCCGACGAGCGGCACCGTCACCATCTCCCGGCCTGACGGCACGGTGCTCGTGACCGCCTCCGTCACGGTGGCCACGATCGCCACCTACTCCCTGACGGGCGCGACGACGACGGCCGAGGCGCTCGGCGAGGGCTGGCTCATCGAGTGGGCGCTCGTGATGCCCGATGCCGTAACCCACACGTTCCGTCAGGACGCGGCGCTCTGTCGGCGCACGCTCTACCCGGTGATCTCCCAGGATGACCTCACCCA